TAATTAAATTTTTTGATTTTTTTAATTTAGAAAATAAAAAATAATTAAATAATTATTTTTTATATAATTTAATTTAATTTACACCAGATTCTTCAAATAAAATGCTATTCTCATCTTCTTTCATATGCTTATAATATATTATTTTTTTCTTTATTATTTCATAGTCTTTAGAATTATGAAACATTATTTTATTTGAATTATTTATAGTTATCATTTTTTTATCATCATTAAATTTTATAGATAATTTTGCTGAATAACCTTTATTGCTACCTATCCAATATATACGATTGTTATCTCTACTTATGTATACATATATACTATCTTTAGATATAGACATACTAAACCAACCTTTTTTTACTAATCCTTTAGAATGTTTAATATCAACATATGTTGTTGTTAATTTAATATTATATCCCATAATCTATATAATATTAAAACTTAAAAAATAATAACTAAAATAAAATTAAAAATAAAATTAAAAATAAAATTAAAGATAAAATTTAAAAAATATATGCGGTTTTAAATCTTCAAGGGTGTAAATTATTTACACATTTTAACATTTTAAACACTGATTATTTATTTTTATTAAATGGATTATAAACATAACCGTCGCAATATGATATAGCACCTTTTGTTTTCATTGTTTCTACTAGTCCTGGTCTCATATTTGTTATGAAATTATTTTTTATATTTTTTTTAAAAAGTTTTTCGCTTTCTTTATCATAATACTTATAAGTTTTTTTACAATTTTTATTACAAAAATTTTTTTTACAAGTAGATATTCTAAAACTTCTTCCTATTTTTGGGTTATAAGTAACACCACTTCCTTTTAGTCGTTCTTCATTTTGTTTATCTATTTCATAAACATAAACATTTTTACAGAATTCATTGCAAGAGTTTATTTTATTTGATTTTTTCATTGTTTTATTTTTGTTTATTGTGTTTTTTAATTTTTTTGATTTGCGTTTACCTTTAGTTTTCATATATTATATTATAATATATTATTTTATTTTATAATATATTATCATTTATACCTTTTTACTATTTGTAAATTTAACGTTTTAAATCTTCAAGGGTGTAATAATTATTTAGTTTTCATTTCAATATTACCACCAGTAAATTTATCTTTTAAACCTGAAAAAAAACTTTTAGTACTATCTGGGTTAATTTTACTATTTGTTAATCCTTTAGGTGTACTATTTTTACTAATAACAAAATTAATGAGTGCTATTATACCTATTACAATAACAATAAGAAGAAGTATCCATAAAGCTGTTTCATATTTTTTAAAATTAATTGAAACTCCTGATGATGAAGAAGAGTTTTTATTATTAGTTGTATCTGTTGTCTCTTCTGAGTTACCTGTAGGTTGACAAGAAATATATATACCATCGTCACCTGAACTACTTTGATTCGGTCCTGATGAATTAAAAAATAAATTACCATCTCCTACATCATTTAAACTATAAGGTGTTATTATTGATGTTAATGTTGATAATGTTGATTGACTTAATGGTATAGCAAAAGTATTACCATATACAATACAATTTCCTAGAATTTTACTATTAAAATTATAAAAAGGTTTTTTAGGAACAATACTATTTAATGTAAAATTTGATATATTTAAAGTTGTTGTTTCACCTTCTGAAGGAGCACCTGAAGATACTAGTTGTATTATTTCTGTTACTAAATTAGTAGCATCACTAGAATTTGATGATTGAACTATTGGAATACATACTGTTAATTGTTGTCCTCCAGTTTGAGGAGTGTGATTAATTAATAATTCAGCAGGTGCTTGACTTCCATTAAATAAATGTATTGATGGAGCAATAATAGTTATTGATTGAACAGTATATTTATTATTATTAAATGTTACAGGTGTGCTTGTTTGATTATCAAATTTTATAGATATATCAATTCCATTATTTGTTGCTACTAAACTAGTAGTTGGATAGTCAAAATTATAAGCACATTTTAAGTCACATTTGCCAGTTATTGCTTGAGGACTTATATTTATAGTATTTGTTGTATTTGTTGTATTACTCATTCTTATATAAATAAAAATATTATTTTATTTATATAAGAATGAATTTAACTAAAGGTAAATTAAAGAAATTATATAACAAAAATAAGCAAACAATGAAAAAGTATAAAAAAAGGTCTAAATTGAATTATAAAAAGAATACATTTAGAAAAAGAAGAGGATTAAATTTAGCAAATAAAACTTTGAAAAAATATGCTTATATGAATCTTGTTGGTGGTGATACAAATACAAATAATTCTCAAGATATTCCTATTGAAAGTCTACCATTAGATAATTCTAATATGAATATGTCTCAACCTGAAATGAATATGCCTCAACCTGAAATGAATATGTCTCAACCTGAAATGAATATGCCTCAACCTGAAATGAATATGTCTCAACCTGAAATGAATATGTCTCAACCTGAAATGAATAATATTTCTTCTGAGCCAGAAGTTTCATCTGTATTAACTGATTCATTAGTACCTGCTTCACAAGAGACACCTATTACTGAACCAGCAGTTCCACAAGAGACAACTGTTACTGAATCAGCAGTTCCACAAGAGACACCTATTACTGAACCTGTAGTTCCACAAGAGACACCTGTTACTGAATCAGCAGTTCCACAAGAGACACCTATTACTGAACCAGTAGTTCCACAAGAGACAACTGTTACTGAACCTGTAGTTCCACAAGAGATGCCTATTGAGAATACACCTTTAGAAACAAATACAACACTAGAACCCACACCTAATATTGAACTTACTAAAGAAGAACTTCCAGAAAATGCTGAAGATATTTCACCACAATTAGAAATTTTAGAAAAAGATAATGCTTTTAATGAAAATGAACAAGAAGAACAAAATAAAAAAACAGATAAAACTCTTGATGAAATAACAAAAAAAATAGAGAAAATACAAGATACAATGAAAGAAGCTATTCAAGAAATTAAACAAGTTAAAACACAAACAGGTGGAAGTAAAAAACAAAGAACTCGTAGATTTAGATTAAAAAAACGCAATAAATCTCATAAAAAATAAAAAATAAAAAATAAAAAATAAAAAAATAAATAACAATATATTATTTCAAGTATAAATATATTGTTATTACATTAAATAAAAGGTAAATATTTTATTGTATCATTATCATAAACAGTTACTTTATATGCTTCATTTGCTCCTTCAACATAAACTGTATCACCATTAAATAGTTTATCAACACCATTATCATTTAATGCGCTACGTCCTTTAACAGATATTGGTAATTTTACATTATTATGTTGATTACTAATTGTATAATAATTCCACAAATCTCGTCTATTAAATAAAACTCTTCCCATCAATGGTAATATACTATCTTTTTGACTACTATTTAAAGGTGTCAATATTCCTACTTGTCTATAATTTGTTTCAACGGCACTTGTTGCTACATTAATAGGAACAGTTCCTGGAGGAATATAATTCAATTGAGGAACTAAATATCTTTCATCTCTTAAAGGAGCTGAATATGGATTTAAATAAATATCATTAGGTATATTATTATAAGGCCAACTTGGTTGCTGGAACCAACTAAATAATCCTAGTCCATTCTCTCTTGTTTCATTCTTAACAACAATTTTATCAGATGGATGATTGTTTATTTGTATAGTTCTATTCATATTTGTGTAAACAATATAAATTACAAATAATAGGCAAATTACAATAAAAAACATTGAAACATTTTCAAGACATATAACTCCTGGAGGACATTTTCTCATTTATATAATATTTAGATTAGATTAATTATATAAATTTATAAAATAGAATTTAATAAATTTATAATATTTTAAAAATAATAATATTTTTATATTTATTGTTTTGTAACAGTAGAAGGATTAAATTGCTTAGCTAATTTATTTAATTGATCTACGCCACCAGATTGTTGCATATTATTCATCATTGATTTTGCTTGATCTAATAAAGGTCCTACAGTTTGCATCAATGGCTGAATTTGAGTCATTGCTTCTGTCAATTGTTTTTGTTGCTTCATTAAATTTTGTGTATCAGTTGTCAAATTTTTAATTCCATCACTGCCAAGAATATTATTTAATTCATCATAGGCATCTTCAATAGTTGCTGAATAATCAATATTATATTTGGATTTATTTTTATTGCGTCCTACTTCAAAACTATCTGGTTTTTCACTTTTAATTTCTGGTTCGGGATGTTCAGATGGTAAAATTACACTTGGTTGTGATGGATCTTTCTTTTCCTTATTTTCCTTCTTTTCTTCCTTACCTTTCTTTTCTTTTGTTTCCTTATTTTCTTCAGTAGTAGTCATACCTTCCTTAAATCTAATTCTACCTAATACAGCTAAATTAACTAAAATCAATGGAACTCCTAAAATAATTATCATATTTTTACTAAAGTAAGTAATTATTACACTTATTAAAATAAAAAATATAACAGCATCAAAACGATTATAAATTATATATCCAATAATATTTGTTAAAGATAACCAAAATATAATTGTTAATACTAATTTATTTGTTAACAAATTCGATAAAATCGCATTAGCCTTCATTTATATATATTATTTTTAAAAAAAAATGAAATATTATTATAATTAATTTATATTAATTAATCTAATTAATTATAATGTCAATTAATAATAATTTACAAATGAATAATACTAGTGATAATGATACAAACTCTGAATATGAATCGGATTCTGATTCTGATTCTGAATATGATTCTGAATATGATTCTGATTCTGATTATGATTCTGAATATGATTCTGATTCTGATTATGATGATCATGATCTTTATTTTGATACTGATGAAGAAAGCAAGACTCGTTTTAATATAGTTTTATGTGAATTATATTGTAAACTACATGGAAAAATTAATGATGAAAAATTATGTTATAATTATTTGAATATTACTACATTTAAAAAATTAGATATGAATATACTTAATCAAATATGTCGTAATTATAATAAAAGTTATAATAAATTAATTACTGAAAATAATTCTTCGTGTTCAATTATAAAAAATTTTAATAATATTGTAACTAAAAAAAAATATATTAAACCACAAATAGCACAAAATATTATTTTAGAATCAGGACATTGTATATGTATAATTAAAACAATATGGATTAAACTAATTCAACGTACATGGAAAAAGATTTTTGCTTTGAGGAAGACAATTATTAAAAACCGATGCTCTATTTATTCATTAAAATCGAGAGAAATTACTGG